ATCAGCTTCTGAATTTCTGGCGTAATTTCGGTACCGCCGCCCCCGCCGCCCTGGCCATCATCTTCAGGTGCGTAGTATTTCAGGAGCATATTTCGGATTAACATGATTTCCCCTTGGGATGTTATGGGCCTCGCCCAATAAAAAAGGCTGCCCGGAGGCAGCCGTAATTGAAAAATGTTTTGGGATCAACTGAGCGTTTTAAGGCGGGCCAGGCTTATCCATTCCCCCTTGTCTGTGAACATTTCCCCGAGCTTCAGCTCGCCAGCGCGGTAAAGCGCGGCCCGCTCCGGCCCGAGGATCTCATCCTGTCGCGGCAGCGACTGCCGGGCCAGCCAGTCAAGATATGTGGTATCCGCTGGCACCTGCCCGTCCATGCTGGCGCGAGTATCTTCATCCAGCTCGTTACTGTCGATCCCGAGCTCACGCCATGATTTGGTAATCAGCGTCTCCGTGGAACGGCAGCAGAAATGGATTTTCCCCGGCCCCTGCAGATACGGAACCTTGTGACCGACAGGTTTGTTGTCCAGAGTGTAACGGAGGCGATCACGGATGATGCACGTCGGCGTGGTTTTGTTGTCCAGGGTGGAGAGCCACTGTTTACCTTTCAGGACATCGCCGTTGGCTTCTGCAAAATTAGTCCGCGCCGTGGCTGCCAGGTGATTCACAGCCGTTTTGGTAATGCTGGCGGCATTGGTCCGGCTGAGCTGCAGCGCCCCGTCCTTATAGCCTTTGCTGGCGATCCCGCGAACCTGCCGGGCAATGGTCTCCGTGGTATCACCCTGCAGGTAGCCGCGACGCATTGCATTAACAACGCGTGCCATGCGGTCGGCTTCAAGGTTATCGGCCCATTCGCTCAACAGACGTCCCTGAAAGGGCTGGGCCATAGCGGCCGCGTAAAGCTGCTCAGGCGTGATGCTCTGCAGCGGGTACCGCTCTTTCACTCGCTGCGGCAGCAGTGAATCAAACAGGCTCAGTTGATAGCCTGCTTCATGCCCGGCCAGCTGCAGGAGCTCATCCGCCAGGCTGGTCTGCATGCCCGCTATTGCCTGCTGGTTAAGCTCGCGTACGCTCCCCAACATGCTTTCCAGTCGGCTGACCGTAAACTGACTGGTGGGCAGGCTATCCATCGCCAACAGCAGCCGTGCGGTAAGCTCAGCGTCGCTGTCGTTCAGCAGCTTAACCATGCGGTTTGCCACACCAGTGCTATAACGGCTGATCCAGACGGTGTGGGCTATGGCTTCGTCACGTAACATTTCATTTACCGTTGCCATCGTTACCGCCAATCAGGGTGGGGGTGGGATTGTGCAGTTCGTCAATGATATCGTCGGGGCTGTCTGCTGGGTTGATGAGGTCAAGCTTCTGCAGCGCACGAATCATATCAGTGTCACGGATTGCACCGGACTGCCAGGCGTTCACAATGGCGGTAACCATGCCGGACTCGGCGACCTTAGCTATGAACTCTTGGTTTATCGCGTAGGCCGCCTGCTGCTCGCCGACGCCCAGATATTTCGCGCACCAGCCGATGGCCAGTGAATAGGCCTCCGATACGTTCGAGACGCAGATCCCCAGTACAGAAGTGGACGATGTCTGCTCGCTACTGGACTGCGTTGCGGTTTTAACCGCTGCGTTCTGCTCGATGAGCCGGGCACCCAGCTGCACCATGTAGTCGCGCTTACTGTCCATAGCCTCTTTCGCCAGCATGTTGGGTTGCGCCTGGGCATAACCAAAGTTGCCCTCTCTGGGCAGCAGCAGCGGCGAGCGGGAGCCGATTTTAACCCCCTTCTTTTCCAGATGATCGCGCCATCCTTCATCAAGTCCCGTCATGTAGGGCTGGACCTGGCCGCAGAACCACACGCTGTCTTCGTAATCAGCACTGTTCCGGAAGTGACCATGGTTTATCTCCACCAGTGCGGCGAGTGGTGAGTCGTCGATAGTCGGATCGTTGTTCTGCGCGCCGACGAAGGTAAACGGGATTTCGTCCCAGCTGTCTTTGCCTTTGGGCTTCGGCTGGTATTCACTGGTAACAGCGTATGCAGCGGAACCGGCATCCGCGCTGCGGCGCCACACCCGGCAGATGAACCGGCCCTCTTCAAGCGCAAGCTCGCGATACTGGACCTCATCCTTGAACGCGTAGCCATCCTCCTGCTCCACACATTCCCTCAACACCACCAGCACCAACTGATCGCGCCCGTTGATGCGCTTCGTGCGCCAGTTGATGATGTTCTCGGCCAGATAGCGCAGAATAATGGCCTGCCCACTACCCTCAGCGTAATCGACATAAAGCCCGTCACGTGCCACCTCCAGCACGTTCTCGGTCACCAGTTGCGACTGCTGGTAAATGCTGGTGCCAGCGCCGTCGGCGTTCTTCAGCAGATAGTTCAGTTTCTCCGGCGCGGAAAAGGTCGGATCCTTTCGAAAGGCCAGCCCAAGGAGGCCAATCTTGGTATTACCAGTAATCGCATAGAAGACCGCCCGCTGCAGGTAGTCTTCGTTGCGCTTGCGGTTGCGCATGCTCTTGTCTGTGGAGTCAAGCAAAGGCAGATAGTTGTTGCCCGGTTCTTTTACCGCCTCTGCCCCTTTGCAAAAGTCCCTGATTTTCTTCCAGGCAGCACTGGCCGCCCGGAGCTCAGGACGAACCCAGGTGATGTCGTTATTAGCCATATCAGAAGGTGGTATCCATAGTGATTGAGTATGCAGGTTTGACGATGGGGTAATCCTTCACAATGAAATACCCGCCACCATCGTTGGGGTGATCGTTATCTGCCTTTTTGTCCGGCTCGCCGTTTTTATCCCATACCTGCTGCTCAAGACTTTCCGTATAGACCGGGCAGCGCTGGACATTAACCAGGTAACGCCGTTCGCCCAGCGCATTACAGAACATGGCGTTCATCGAGTTGATACGATCTTTCACCGGCGGGTTGGAAGCGTTAACAATGACGCTGAACCCCGCTTCTCTAAGCTGGGCAATATCGGTCAGGCTGGCGCAGTTGGATTTGCGGCTGTCGCCGGAGGCATCCGGATATATGTAGATCTGGCGGCTGGCAACGTAGCGGCCGCCCTCATAGCGCCAGAACTCTTCCTGAATGCGTTTGATCATCGCCGGAGTGTCATAAACCTTCACCAGCTCCCGCACCGCGCGCGGCAACCCTTCACGCTTCACATGAACGATGGCTGCCATCTTACCGACGTTGAAGTCCATGCCGATAAACAGCGGCTCGCCCGGCTGCTCTTCATCTGTGCAGTTGTTAAGCCTGCGATCAAACTGGTGGTAAATGGTGCCGCTTGTCAGGTTAGTGAAATGCCCGCGCAGGTAGGCTTTTATCAGCTCTGGAGGATAGCTCGCAAGCAGCGAGGGAATATAGTCATCAGGCAGGTTCGCTTCATTATCAAACGTGGAAGCCTGCACAAGTCCGTACAGGGTTGCCAGTTCAGGCTTATCGCGCACTGCCTTAACGAACTGCTGATAAACGAACTTATACCCTTCTGGTGTGGTGGTAACATCAATGCCGTTACGCAGTCCAGCAACCTTATACCGCATACGAGCGATGATTTTCCGCCAGGCCTGCTGCGCTTTGAGGGCGGGCATCACGTCGAGCTCATCCACCAGCGCGTTGCCGATTTTAAAGCCGACAATCGTGGCCGGTTTCTCCATTGAGCGGCAGATAGTGGTGCCGCGGTACTGCCTCCCGGCGTAAAAATGGACCTCTTTGTTGCTCTCGTTGATCTGGACCTTAAGGCCCCAGTCGAACGCAACCTCCTCCACTGTCGGATAGAAGATGTCCCGGATTTGCGGATAGGTCGGCGCGAAGTAGCCCTGGTTGATTTTGGGATGTTCCCACATCCCCTTGCAGATGCCGCCGCAGCCCACCCATGTTTTACCGGAGCCGAAGCCTGCCACATAGGCTTTGAATTTATGCGACATCGCCAGAAATCGCGCCTGCGGTACGTTAAGGGTCGGCGATATCCCCGTCATCGTCTTTCCTTACGCGAGCATCCGCGACGTTAATGTTAATTGCCACGGGCATCGGTACCTCATCTTCCGGATCTGCTGCCAGCTCTTTGCGGAGTTTTTCCACCTCCAGCTGACGACGTTCAATTTCGATCTGCTGCAGCTGCTGCGCAAACTCGCTGTCCGCCAGGCCAAGCCGCTTCATCACGGCTTCATACATCCGTTCACGGCTGATGGCGGTGATCTCAACCCCGTTCTTACCGAGCTTGATGCCGGAATAAGCCAGGCGGGAAACAGGCGGTAGCTTGCGGGTATCAGCGAAATACGGCTGACCAATGCCGTCACCATTGCAGCGAGGGCATGCCGGATTAGGTTCACGGTTGTGGTCATAGCCATAGCCGCCGACGTCTACCGGCTCTTTGCCCTTTTTCTCGATTGCTTTAAGCCGATGCTCTTCAAACTCCACCATATCGCGCCATTGATAGTTATGGCCGAAGCCATGACAGTAGCGGCACGCACCACGGCGATATTGCGAGAGCTCGTTAGCGTCGAAAGTAGCGAGCTGCCACATCTGTGCCAGCACCTCATCAGCACTGGCAAGCGTTCGCTTCAAGGAGGCCTTCTGCTGTTTCTCAATAGCAGCGGCAACTGAAGTTTTCTGAAGGAGCTGATAACCGATTTGCTCAGCAGTTTTTACACTGTACCCGGCACGTATGGCGGCCTGGGTGGCGTTGCGGTCTTTCAGGTATTCCGCCACAAAGATTCGCTGCTGCGCTGTCAATCCGTCGTTTTCCACCAGTGCATTAACGTCTTTTTCCTTCTGCGCATTGCGCACTTTTTTCTGCGCAGTTTTTTGCGCAATTTGCGCAGTTGGTTTTTTGATGTGTCGACGTGCAGTAGCGTAGTTCAGTCCCTGCGCTTCACACCAATCCTTCGGTGATACGCCAGTTGCGGCATGATCGGACAGGAACCGACGCTGTAGGTCTCCCCAGTCCGGCTTTGCCATAATTAACCCTTAACAAATGTCACTTTATATTTTACCAAGCGGCGAATAAGGCGGGCCTCTTCGAGTGCAATTGTGCTGCGGTGGTGAAAGAGCATCACGCCGCAGGCGATATGCTGATCGTCGCGATACGGGACACCATCGATAGTGACCTGCATAAAGCTTCCTTTTAGATGTGAGCCTGTCGCATGGGACAGCCGCCCGAGAAAGCAGCGTTCCCCAGGCTCACGACTGAAAGATTCTCGATTGGTTAGCGCATGCGAAGCGCGAAGGGATTGGTTCTGCAGATGTATTTGTAATGAATCTCGTTAAGCATCACTAGAGATTAGTAAGAAAGGGATGCCATTCGAATATGCACCCCTATAGCAACTAAACGAGAAACGGGGGTTTCATGCTTCAACAGATTGTTAGTGATGTCGTAGTCATGCTCTTGGTCAGCGCAATCCAGTTTGCAACTAAATGTGCCTATCAATATTGCAGGCGAATGATTTCAGGCACTTCTTCCTGATATAGACCTGCAATTATGCGCCCGATTGATCGCTGAGGAGTTTGTATTCAGAAAGCAATCCTAGGATTACTCTTAATACTTACCGCTTACGCTTGTTGGTTTGTAATTATGTGCAAAAGTTAATCTTCCTTAATGTGGCTCCTACCCACACCGGGGAAAGCTCAGGGATGAGCATGACTGAGTTAAAACGATAAGTAGTCATAAATGATTTCACTCCTGTTGCCCTCGTGAGAGGGCAATTTTTCAAATCCCCTTCTTTGCATCTATCTCTGGCACTGCTCCCTGATGTACTCCTGCAAGTAGCCAACCTGTTTGGTCACTGTTACGATTTGCTCATACAGTCTTACAACATCAAGAATAAAGTTTTAAAAGGTCAGGAATGCTCGCCGCCATCCTTTTTTCCAGGATGGTACCGTTGAGGGCCTTCAACGGCAAGAATGAGATATATGAATATGTTCGGCCAAATAGATTGGACAATTTAACGTTTCGTGCTCTACCCTGAAATTATCTGAAACAATTTTGGTGGCGCTTATGGAATGGTTCGTTATTGAAAAAGCGATAAGCTCAAAAAAAGGACAACAGATACTTAAGGTTAGAGCTGAAGGCAAACTGACCTTTATTGTTTGGGCCAAATCTAACCAGAGCATAGAAGTAGATTATATGCTTACTCCGGTCATTGATGGCTACATTGCTAACCATAACAAGGCACACTTCGTTAACATACTGAAAGCAAAACCGTTCTTACCCTCAGAATGGCAGGCTTTAAACACTCGTGAACATCCGCTGACTAATATATCGAAGCCACTGAATACCATTCCCACTAAATGATTTATGGAATAATAACTCTCATACATCAAGTTATTAAATCAATTGTGAGCTTTTAAACAAAACATAACCAAAAAATATATCGAGCATTATATTTAATTAACTTTGGCATCAAGCTTTGTTTGATTCATGCGCTGTTTTTCTATATCTCTGATACCAGAAAAGTTGTTATTGCCTTGCTCGATGGTTGCAAGCAGAGGCTCAATCCACAGCACAGCCTGGCAATATGTCAGCTCGCTGGTGGCAGCGGCACTAACATCGGCTGGATCAGGCTGGCCGGAATCTCCGTGCATTGCGCCGGCACGTAAACGGTATGCGTACCCGAGCAGCCCGCGAGCAATAACAGCAGGAACAGGCAGATCACATGTTTTCTCACGGCGAAGAATCTCCCGGTATTGTATAACAGTGGTTTCAGCATTGCTGGCGACTACGGCATTAGCACTGGCCGCCAGTTGCGCCACCTGGTTAAAGCGGTTCACGTTAAAAGCCTGAGTAGCAATAACCCGTCCCTGCAGGGCATTGTCGCTCTTCAGCACGTGGTTATCACTTTCGACAGTGGAAAGATCAGCTCTGGCAAGCGCCAGCAGCACAGCCAGGGTGGCTACACCCCCTAACAGTACGGCGATAACTAAGGCTTCTGCTTTAAATGTCATGTTTGCTTTCCGCCAGGCACATGGAGCGCTCCATCTCGCGTCGGTTTTGCAACCCCTTCCATTTCATGCCACCAGCGTAAACCCAGCGGCGCATTTCTTCGCAAGCCCCTTCCTGATCCCCACGGTTCAGCTTTTTCAGGAGAGTCGATTTGGAGAAGGCATCAGAACCGACGTTAAAGACGAAGCTGTAAAGGGCGGCACGCTGGTACTCGTTCAGCGGCACTTTCACCAGGTTATCTACGGTGCTCTTCGCTGGCTGCAGGTCTTTCCATAGCAGGCGATCGCATTCGATGTCGGTGTAAGTTTTGCCCCGGATAATGTCGGTACCGGTGTGTCCGTCGCAAACCGTCCACACGCCGGCAACGTCTTTATAGGCTTCATACTTCCGGCCTTCAACGCCATCTTTACCGCCGAGAAAGATAGTGGCAATCAACATGGCACCACCGCCGGCAGCGCCTATTAACTTATTGCGCAAACTGCTGCTTATGGGCATTTAATCATCTCCGACTTTTACCGCAGGGCCATATTTCTCCAGCGCCTTAACCTGAGCGTTGGCAACCTTACGCTTGAAGTACCAATTAATCAGCCCGGTCACGACGATACCAACAATACCGGCCAGCACGCCGATGGCGCTCCATTCGTCAGGACTCAGCTTTGTGAGGACACCGTTCAGGATGGTTCCTCCTGAGGTGCCGAGGGCAACACCGGTAACGAGCTTGCTCATAGAAGACATTTCTCTCACCTCCGATAAGGTCGGGGTGCTGTGAGTGATTAAAAGAGTCAGGCTCTCGTGCTGCTTTTAACAAGGAAGCTTTCTGAGCATGATTCCCGAAGCCTGAAGGCAGAAAAGGCCGCCCAATGGCGACCTTATAAGAGGTTATTTGATATTCCGAATTGTTATTAACAACGTTGGGTCCACAATTTCTTCGCCCGGACTTAAGTGTTAACTTTGCAGATACAACACAGTAGAAAAGGAATCGCCTGTGGCGTTCGAAGAAAAGTACCTCGAATTACTTCGCCTCTCCATGTACCTGCATGCTGGTCATCACTCATCACAAATATCCTCTACAGGAATCGGCACACCAGCGTTTGAAAAAAAACCTGATGCAAGAAGAGTTACAGCAACACGGCAAATTTATCCGAGAAATGATCGGCTCGTTAAGGAGAAGCTGTAGAGTTCTAACTTTTGCAGAGCGGGAACCGTTATCTGACAGCTGACGCATTAAGCACTGGATTTAATGAGTAGCAACAGTAGCAAACTATACCTTCCTCCATGACAGACATAACCTTGCTAATGAAGTGGACCGCGATCACCAGAGTTTGTAATTCCTGTTGATCCCGAAAATGAACAGCGCTACAGCAATGCCAACTGTACACCATTCATCAGAGCCTGGCCGGACCAGTACGCCAGCCACCGCTCCGGCTGATTCACCACAGGCAACTCCGGAAGCTAATTTACTCAGAATGGATATTGTCAGTCCCTGTTAAGCCTGGGTGCTGCGTGGATTAAGTTCAAACTTACAGAATGTAATCTCATTGGTAACTTGAGTTTTTGGGATAACTTTATGGGCTAAATCGTCTATGCTTGATCTAGCCAGCCATAAACCCGCTAAAAACTTTCTCTAAACCCAGCTGAAAATCATTGAGAATCAATCATGGGAAACGTTGAAATCATATTAAGTGAAGCAATTTTTCTTCTTTTGAAGAATTTCCCACGTGAAGATTTTTGCAGAGATAAACTTATTGAATTGCTGAAAAAACAGTATGTCGAAAAGTATGAAAACAGCCTTTCAATTTCAGAAATCAATGATTATGAATCGGCATTAAAATCAATTACTTTCAAAAGATATGAAGATAATTAGATATTTTATCAGGTGCATAATCTAATAATTCAAGCAATAAAAAACCCCGCCGAAGCGAGGTTTAAAGTTTGTTTTCGTACAGGCGCTATATACCACGATTTGAAGAATACTAGACAAGTTCGGACAAAATCAAGCTTTATGTAGCTAAAATGCTAAATTTTGTTCTCTTCGTCGTGAAAGCTGGTTGCACATTGAAATTCTTTTTCAGCTTTGGCCTCTTCCTGCTGACAAATCTCCACCAGCGACTCAAGAAATGGCTTCCAGTTGCGAGTCCATGTCCTGACATGCAAATCTGGCAAGCGCCGGATAATAGCCTTGTGTGCAGCCGTTGATGGTACTGAAGAGAAGCCATTGCCGGAGCATCGCTCGCAGGATTTGAAAACCGGCGCGCCCCGCTCTTTCGTTGCCACACGATCAAGGACTTCCCCTTTACCGCCACAGCGGCAGCGCGCAGGAATGATGCCCTTACCTCCACAGATAGTGCATGCATGTTTTACCAGCTCATTTTTAATCTTCGCGGCAACCAGCTCCACACCGTCAGCATTGAAGATGCCAAGGTGTTTGATCACATCCTCGCGCCTTGAGATAAATCCCGTACCGCTGCAGGTGGTGCAGGTGCTGCTGCTGGCTGCCGAACGGGCATATTCAGCAAAGGCAAACTGCGCCAGCACCTGCATGCACCAACCAAACTCGCCACCAGCTGCTTTACGCACTTTCTTCGGGGCAACTTCCATCGCGTGCCGCAGCAGCGCCTGCACTGCGATTTGCTCATCCGTTTTGCTGATCCCGGCCTTTCCAAAGAACGCAGCAAGACCGAAGCGCGCGCGGCTGCTAGTGGTGCCAATCGCTGCCATTACATCTGTACCGGTCAGCCTGTCAGGAGAGGTACCTTTAACGCTGTCGCTGATATTCATCCCCTGAGGGCTGAAGTGTTTTAGTGAAGATTCGAGTTTCATGCGGCCTCCTGCTGTTTCAGTACTCGAAGATCTGCCCTGGCCTTCGCGCGGATGCCGTCCAGTTCTTCCCGGGTGTATCGGTGGGTTTCATTGTTGGACTCGAGCGCCAGCACGCGCTCATCGCCAATCAGCTCGACAAGAGCGGCGCGGTATGCCTCGATGTTGCCTGATTTGTGGACGTTGCAGGCGGAGCACTGGAGCCATATATTGTCCGGATTAAACCGAAGTTGCGGTGCGGCGGCCGTGGTGCGGTAATGCCCGGCATGCCAGGCAAAAGCGGTTTTGGTACCGCAAGAGATGCATCCGTGCCCGGCGGCCAGCAGCATTTCGCGCCGCCAGTCATTGAATGCACGCTGAGTCATCTGCACCCAGTGACGGATCGGCTTCAGCTCCTTACGACGCGCCGCGCGCCGCTGACGGCCAGCCTTCTCTTCAGTGCGCTGCCGCTGTAGTTCCTTCTGCTTAGCGGCTTCACGGGCTTTTGCTGTCTGTTCTTTGCCGATGGCGCTGGCGCACTCGAAGCTGCAAACCACTTGCCCTTCGCGGACCGGGTTGAACCACTGGCGGCAGCTCAGGTTCGCGCATTTACGACGGGGTTTCTTAGCCATGCTCAACCCCACGCCTTGCTTTGCCATACCCGGCTAGGGCGCGGCGGATGATTGTCCTCAGGCAGCTGGGCGCTGACGGTCCAGGTGACGAGATCACGGTTGAGGCTGCGCTCGACCTTAACGCCGCGGCTGCGGTATTGCGCCAGCAGCTCTTCTGCCTGCTCCGTGGTGCATTCCATGTGATAGAACCAGGTATCTTTCATCGACTCAGCCCCCGAAGCTCAGCAGCTGCGCGGCAGCGTTCTCAGCCTCGCGCTGGTCTCTGAATACCCTGGACAGGATCCAGCGCCACAGAACATCGAGCGCAGCTTTATAGAGTTGCTGAAACTCGGTTTCGTCCATATTGGCGAAGGCGATGCTGCGGGGATGTTTCCGGAGGGTTCCGTCAGGCAGCTGGATGGCATCATAGTGCCCGGACTCGACAGTCACCCAGGCACGATAGGCGTCGAAGGATTTGCAGGCGCTGATGCTGCCCGTGCGCTTGTCGGCGATTCGATCGAGGTACTGCTCAGCAGCATCCAGCAGCGCGGTTTCGCTCCCACCAAACGATGCCAGGTATTTGGCATAGCCGGTAACCAGCCTGCGTTCATTTGAGGAGATCGCCCCGCCAGTAGGCTCCCAGTATTCGAAGCCGAGATTCAGCAAAGCGAAGAAACGACGGTGAAAGGCCGGGTTGCGGACTTGTTTGAAATCGGCCACCAGCACGGCGCCGAGCTTACATTTTGATTGCAGGAAATCGCTGGTCTCCGGCGTAGCGGGGATCAGGATATTGGAAGAATGCTTGATGAGTTGTAACTGCGCCATGGGATTCTCCGTGGCGCATCAGGTCAACGGGTGTTCAGTCCGTTGATATCATCATATCAGATGGTGGTGTAACTCGGTACCCCAGTCGTTTTGCAAATTGCGAAAACCCGTTGAGAGTGAAGATTTCTTCCTCTTCGAGTAGCGGTCGTAATGAAACTATTCCATTTACTCGATAAACCAGATATCTCCCTTCCGCCGGGAAGCTATAGATAACTGCTTTATCGGCCCTTCTGACCACGTCGTACCATTGATCATCTGCATTAAAGGCATCTGCACTACACACTATTTCCCCCAGAGCGACGTGTTGACGCGGTAAACAGTAATCGGGAACAGCCAGGGGAACGCAAACAGCGATACTCTTTGAAACTGCTCCAGTGAAATTCACGCGATTAACAAAACCACTCGTCCGCGCTCTCCCAGGTCTCCTGCACGATATGTTCGACCTCTTTCTTGTCGCCTCCGAAAACAGTCAGCCCATCATTGCTGGCACGCTTAATCGTAATCTGGCAATCATCGAACTGTTTACTGAGCCTTTTGAGCAGTTCTGACTCGAGGGCAGGTATAGCTCCATCAGGAAGTTTCTTCATGCGATCAATGGTTAGCTCGATTTTCATTTTTCCCTCCGCAATGACAAACTGTATGCATATACAGCACTTTTATAAACTCTCTTGATGACTTTTGCAATCATTTAAGAGAACAAAACTACTACGCAAAGTTCTATAACTCATTGCTTTATAGTTAACGCCGTAATCGCCTAGTAACATAAATACCTTCGCAGAGTTGGTGTTTTTATTTGAAGAGAAATTTATTGTTAGATGTAACATTTAGAGTTCGAACGAGATACGTTTTAACAATAATCTTAGACTTTTATAACTGCCTGCTGAAAATGCCTCCAAGGAAAAACCTCAAAATTTGGTATTTTGAATACATTAAAAGTAATAGAGTAAGAATTAATCTCGATGAGACATGCCTTATCTTTATATCGGTTCTAAATATGTATGACTAATTTTCAGTGTCCAGCCATAAATAGCATTATTTATAATTGTTGTTTGTATAAAAACACCGAGCCAGCAACATCATTAGCAAGCATATAGTTTCAGTTAGACTATAAAAATGCAAAAAATATCACTTAAATCGTTTCACCAATGAAAATACAAATCGGCACGCTTCATGCAAGATAAAACTAAATTTATAGACTCCAAGTCCCAGGCTTGAAAAGATGCAAATCTGGCTGATATCTATCTCTAGAGGATGTAGATTATTTGAGCATCAAAACAATTTTGCGACGAACGCTAAGCAGGCATAGGTTGTTGAACACTATGCTATTAGTGTACTGTAAAGCAATGCAATGATCTGATGAAGATTCAACAAAGAAGGTCAAAAAATGAGCACGGATTTTGTAGATTCACATGATCGGCATTTAGTTGATGCCAATCAATTATTTTCTTCTGGAAGATTTGCTAATGCAGATCAACTATATGGATTTTCAGTAGAATGTGGTCTGAAATCGTTAATGAAAGCATTTGGTATGCCGTTCGATAACGTGAGGCAAATGCCACAAAAAAGTTCTGATGCAGTACACGCTGATAAAGTTTGGGATCGATTCGAGAGCTATCGCTCGTCGCATACCAGTGGAGCAGATTACCTGTTGAATGGAACAAACCCTTTCCATGATTGGAATGCTTCGCAGCGTTATTACAACCAATCGAGCTTCGATGCTGCTAAAGTCTCTCCACATAAAGCAGCAGCCGATCAAGTTAATCAATTGATAAGAAAAGCCAAATTAGCAGGATTAGTATGATAACTTTCGACCAAATCGTACCATTATCTACTCAAATCATAAGTAAATT